CTTTCTATTCTTAACCTTTTTCTTAGATTTTCCAATATTTAATTTACCTTTTTTAAATTCACGCATTACTTTACTGACTTTCTTTTGTTTTTTGTCAGTTGTTTTACCTAAATTTGATCTAGATATTGCCATTAAAAAGTTTTTTTTATGTTAAAAAATTTAAGATCGTCTGGTGATCTCATGCCTGGTTCCATTACAGCATCGTCCATAACACCCAACTCAAAACTTAACCCAGGCATTATTTCACCACCCACTAAATAATTATATAATTCTGTATCACCTCTTAACATCTGTTCAGCTTCGATAAACTTATCATCCTCACTTATTCGTAATGTTTTTCTATTATCGTCCATACCAACTGATACAGGGCCACCATCAGCTAGCGAAAACATAGGTCTTACATTGTAAAGAAAAGCCTCTCCTGGATCCTCCATCATTTCTTGAAAACCCTCTGGATCAGCCTCTTGTAATCTTTCGTCTATCATTGGTATTTGATTAGTAAATTTATCATAAACTCCTAAAGCCCCTAAACCTAATGCAGTTGCAGGCACCCCAGATTTTCCAAGAAGTAAAGGTAACAAAGAAGCACTACCGAATTTACTCATGGCTGTATCGTTAATATTTAAATCTGTACCTGTTTCGTCACCTCGGTTTTGTATAATTTTATCTAGCTCATCACGAAACTCTGCGTCTCTTTCAGCTTGTTTTCTTTCATACTCTGCTATCGCTTCAGCTTCAGCTGCTGCAGCTCTCCTAGCTGCAATTAAATCCATGCCTGGGTTACCTAAAGAATCAGCCATATCAGCAAAACCAGTGCGATCGACACCGCCTTGTAACATCCTTAAACCTTCAGCTACACTTACCATTATTCACCTGTTATCATGGTTGATTTCATTTGTTTGATGCCGTCTTTTGCAAGAGACACACTAGCTCTCATCTTTGCATGGTCGTCATTCTGCTCTAGTTTGTCCTCTGCAATCTCTTTTGCTTGCATCATTTTAGCTCGCTCTAGAGCTAGTTTACTGTCTGCTTCTTCTTGCCTAGCTTGTTCTTCTCGTGCTTTTAAGTCTAGTTCTCTGTCTTTTAATTTTAATAATGGATCATTTTCTACCTGATTTAGCACTTCTTTTTCTGCTTTAGTATAATCCTCTGTAAACTCTGCAATCAACTGTGCCTTTCTAGCCTCTACTTGCATGTTAAAATTAGTTTCTGCTTGAAACAGTTGTTGCATTTGCGGATTTTGCTGCAGTTGTTGTGATAGTTCAGGATTACCCTCTGCTTGTTGTATTAGTGGCTGCACTTGTGCTTTCAAAGCCTGTAGTCTTTGCTTTTCTTCCATAAATTCTAAGTCAACTTGTTCTCCTGCCATTAAAAGTATGTGCTCCATGCAATTTTGTTGCAGTATACCCATGGCTTGTGGGTTATTTCTAATAACCATCGTACCCATAAACTGTAAATGTGATTTCATGTGCGCTTGGTGGTTTTGTCTTGGGAAAGCTTGTATCTTTTTACCATTTAACGCCATAATATTCTCTGTCGCTGGGTCCATCGCCTGTGGTTGTGGCGGTGGTGGTAGCAATTGGTCAATATCTTTAACACCAAGTGCCTCATACATGTGTCTGTATGCGTGATAAATGTTGTGCATCTGTGGATTTGTCATTGCAATCTGCATTTCTGCCTGTGCAATGCTAATTCTTTGCGTCTGTGAGAAGATATTTGGGTCTGCGACCGGCACTATATCTACTTTTGCGTCAAAATCTGTTTTAAATATTTGGTTTTGACCACCAACAACGTCGTATGGGTACATATTTGGTAGATAAGTTACAAAGTTTTTAGCCAAAAGCTCAAATTCTGACTTCATCGCAGCGTATAAACGCTTGTGAATAGCTGACATAACCCGCGATCCACGTTCCAAGAGCGCAACTGTCGTGCCAACTGCTGCACTTTGGTTGCCATCGCCCACTTGCATATCAGCAATAGCCGCGAAACGTTGACCTGCGGCAACAACTGTGCCCATCAACTGCAATAATGTAGCGTTTGGACCATTGAAAGGCAGTGTCATAAACGCATCTCTAAGATTTCCACCAGGTGCATCAACGTCACGGAACTCGCCCGGCTGCAACGGTTGAGCTTCGTCTCTGACTCTGATGCCTCGCATCTTAAATCCGGCCGGTAAGTTTGACAAGGTGCCGGCGTCTAAGAGCTGTCTTAGTGCGGCTGTGGCAGTTCTTGATAAACCGCCGATCATGTGGATTAGGCCGAACCCGTAAAATCCGAGTCCTGGTAGAAATTTAAAGTGAACGAAATAATCTTGACGTTTTTTAGTCAAATCAGTTTCGTTCCAATTTCGTTTGATAGATAAAACTTCTGCTGTGTCCTCTTTGACTGTGATGATGTATGGAAACTTAATGCCAGTTGACTCGTTTGTCTTTGGATCAATGTCCTCGTATCCTGGTATTTCTAAATGCATGTGTGCTTCCAACACAGAACAAACATCATCTGCTTTGCTGTCGACACCACTCATTCTATCTTTTGTTTCTTCAACATCGTTTTTGTTGTAGACACCTTCTTCGTCCATTTCAAAATCTTTAAATATTCCTGCTAGCTGATGTTGACGAATATCGTTGGTTGTCATTTTTATTTTGTGAATAATTGTTTCTGTGTCATCCAAACTTGTAGCTGTGAATGGCACATACAAATCCTCTGCAGGTACAAACTTAGAAACACTTCTTGCAAGAATTGAATCGTAATAAACTTTTTTAAATGTAGAACCTGACAGTGGTAGGTTAAATAACATTTGGTCAAACTCTGGCTCGTACTCTTTCATGTTTACCATAAGTTGATAGTTCATGAACTCTTTGACTCTGTGTGCTTGTGAAACTTTTTCTGATGACTCCAGCCCTATGATCTGTGTTCTAACAGGACCACTTGCTGGCATAAGTTCTTTGTAAGCTTGCGCTTGAAACTGTGTGACTGCTTCTGCAAGAACAGGGTGTGTTGCACCTGATGCGCCTTGAAACGGTTCTGACCTGTCTTCGTATTTAAAACCAAGAAGGTCTAATCCTTTTTTATAACTCTGCTCCCACTCGTCTCTTGATGATGCACACTCGTCGTATGCCTCTAAAACTTCTGATGCCAACATCGTCAAATCATCTTCGTCTAAAAACTCTGCTAAATTTGCAGTGTGTATTTCAGCGCCTTGCATAGCTCCCGCTTGTGGGTCAAAGTCAACAATCGCTCCACCATCCTGAAGCATTTGTATATCTACATTACCACTTGGGTTTAGATCTTGTGCCTGTAATTCTACCTCCTCTGGTAAAATCTCCTTTGGCATTTTTTCTTCGTTGTTTTTTTCTATGGCCATTACGCTACCTTCCTTTGAAATAATGTGCTAACACCACCGCCTTGTTTGAAACCAAACCTCCGATCATACCCTTCCATCAACAATAGATCAACTATGTCGTCACCGACCTCTTCTGGTTTGATACCCATGTTGTATGCAAAGTCTGCACGGATAGTTTCTCTTCGCACGACCATATCCATTTGTGCAGCTGTTAGTTTATCATACCTCGGATCTTTCTGTATCATGTCTCTAATTTCATCAATGGTTGGTTGATTTCTTGGAGTGGCTGGTGTGCCTGTTACAGGGTCATCTTTAAATCTTCTTTCAAGTTCTGTTTTTGGATCTCTAATTACATTTTCTATTTGTTTTTTGTCTGCAATCTTATCTGGTGCTTTCATGCCCATAGCTTTTAATAAAGCCATAAGTCCACCTGTTTTTGCACCAACACGACCACCGTCTGCTTGTTTTGTTCTTCTCATTGCGTTTCTTAAAAACTCTAGTGCAGCTGCTGGCTCCTCACCGTCATCAAGCATTCTGTTAAAAGTATCTATCGCTTCTCCTATTTGTGCTTGTTCTGCTTTTGCTATCTCTGTCATGGCTTTTGTTTCAGCTTCCATACGTTTCATGTTTTTAAGTATTTCATCACTTTCATCAGTCATGCCTGCCATAGTCTCTGCAACGCCTTCTATGGTTTGACCTCTGTCAGAAATTATCGTGCCTTCATCAAAAACTGTTGGTGGTGTCTCGTAAACTTTCTTACCGCTGACACCAGCAGTTGTTTCACTCATCTCACCAAAGTTTCTACCGTACATGGCTTTATCGCCTGGTCCGCCTGGTAAATCCGTGAGCCGTTGTCCAGTCTCATTTAACTTCTTGTAACGATCCGCGGCGCCTGGTCCACGTCTATTAAAACTAAGTGGGTGCGCTTGTAGTCTTGTGCTGCCCATGTAGCGCGCTTCGAGGAGATTGACTAAGTCGTCTGCCTTAGACTCACCTTCTTTAAAAAATAATTTTTCTAGCTCTGGGTTTTTGTATTTGTTGTTAATAATACGAATAGCTTCTTTAACTTCTTTCTCTCCAAATGTTTCAACTAAATTGTCTGTAAATATTTTACTAACTTTAGCAGTTCCCTCTGTGGCAACTTCTTTGCCTTTGCCTTTGAATAAAGATGCAATGCCTTTTAGCAAACCACCTTTGATCATACCAACACGACCACCATCAGCTTGCTTTGTCATTTTCTTTGGATCTAG